CCTAAGAATGTGATTGATCGCCCAAACAGTCTTGCCAAACCTACGGTGACAGACAACTACGCCCCAGCGCTTCATCTGCATCTCGTCGTGAAGCTTCCTTTGTAGCTCCCTCGGTTGGTACGGTATCTCTATTCTCAATGCTCAGTCTCTCCACGCCGGAACGTCACCACCCCAGTACGCTCTAACATCTGCTCGTACAAGTCAATCAGCAGCAACTGCGCCTCTTCGCGGCTGTCGTCGTCCGCATCGTGCGCAGCAGCCCTCAGTAGCTTTAGGTGGGCAAAGAATGCTTGTGTGGTAGGATCCATGTCAGTGTGTGTGTGAGACACTCCAGTGTATGTATATTACGTGTATAGCACCGGCGGGCGGATCGGCGGGGGGTAGGGGTCTGCGGTCTGTACATTTAACATAATAGCTATTATGCGCCTTACGGTTCTAGCAAAATCAATGATTTAGCAAATGGCCTCTCAGATCCAGACTGCAAACCACAACATGTAGTATTCCAAACTCTGCCGGCGGGGTGCCTGGTTCTCGCGCGTACCTCGGTCACTGGCTGTGCCTTATATACACACAAATCCCCCACTCATTTACTCATCAGTGCTTAACCACCTGCTGCACTGCTTGTGCCTCAACAACCACACTGTCATCATCGTGAGCGTTCACTGCTATGTCACCACCTGCCCAAGAGATTGTAATGGCCTGCTGCTGTGGCGCCTCTTCCTTCTTGTCACGTACACCCCAAGGCTGGTTCCTACCTAGCGTCCACTTCAGCGTGTCTATCTCTAGCCTACGTCTTTGCACTTCTGCATTGGCTAACCTGTTGTCCTCGAACTCTGGAAGCGGTGACAATGCTAGCTGGTTAATATGATCTGTGTAGTACTCGGCCTGCATTACTCTGCCCTGCCTGTACATCTCCCACATGTCATCATCACGCACGGCAGCCCGTGTGATAGTCCGATAGCTTGGCATGTCCTTGTCCTTCACGATCTGCACCAGCGTTTCACCCTGGGCTAACCTGTCCACGACCTTTTGCATCACAGCCTTGCTGACCTTGCTTTTATCTTTACTCATAGCTCTTTCCAAAAAAAGCCCCTGCCCAGGCTCAGACCCAAGACAGAGGCAGTTACCTACTGCAGGAGGATCAAGTAGGTTAAGGAGTACAACGTACAATCGGGCGAAAGGCTGCCGATTATACCTAAAGGTTACCGCTTTTCAGTACACTGAGCAAGAACAATTTGTTTTTACTTGCTTTGTGACAGTAGCTGTCATACTTATGTTTCAGCTATAGAGGAGATAAAGCTATGAACAACCTACGCAAACTGCGTGCAATGGTGCGCGATATGGAGAACGACTTAGGCGTATTGGCAGACATCATCGGCTGTGTTTGCCTGTTTGGACTGATCTTTGGTTTATTGGTGCTGGTGTAAAAATGTTATTCAAACGAGAGCCCAGCCGGCAACCGCAAAGAATAAAGCCACACATAGTGCCTGCAGTTATGATCCAAGATGCAGCCTCTGTGCTGCCATCGCAGAAGCTTTGCAACACAGTGCTCGTAGCTATTGCAGACAACCCCAGCGTGAAGGCAGAGCATATAGAAGCGCTGTCTAATGCTCTTGGCAGACTAGCACACGACCGCAGCCGCTAGCCCTAATCACCCCTGACACTTCCTGAGAGGCTCCATACGCGGAGCCTTTCGCTTTTTATAGCCCAACATACCTAAGAATACTTACGCACGTTTAGATGCTCCCTGCGAGCCTCTGCGCGCATCGGGTCTATAATCCAAGTCAGCCTGACCAGTGCTGCATTGTAATCTGCTTTCGCAGAATGCCGAGATATACTCAGCATCTTGCCAATCTTTGTCCACTTTGGCCCTCGCGCTGCATTCACCGCGCTGTGTGCCGCAGCCCAAACAATGCGCCTGTCGTACTCTGGCATCTTCAAACCCAGGTCAATTGCTAAATCCAGCCTATCAATCTCAACGGCTGTTGGCGGTATCCGAATAGGCCCGGCGCTTTCCCAGCCATAGGCCTGCCAAGACTGCGCATAATCAGGCCAGCTAGACATCTTCTGCTTGCGAATAGGACGTGGCAGTTTACGCTCAGTCCCTGCCGCTTCCATAAACAATTCGTCAAAATCTAACACAGTCCACTTCGCGAGCTCTTCAATATTCCTTATCTGCATTTATACGCTCCTCAACGATATGACAAAACTGCGCCTGATCCATTGGCTCCATCGAATACACGGAAGTTACTATCGATATGTATCTGTCAGCGCTCATAGTTGGCTTGATCTTACGCAGCACTTTGCTGACACGATGACCAAGCGGATCTGAGATACTCGCCGCCTTACCTGCCTTGTATGCCGGCGACATTTTAGTAAGCGCCGACAGTACTACACTGCCTGCGCTTACACTGTAATCACTTACACTGTTATTTATAGTTAAGTAATCTTCAGTGTATACACTGTTATTAGCACTGTATGTACTAGCACTGTAATCACTTACAGTGTAATCACTATCTCGGTCTGGCGACCTCGCGTTAGCGTACTTTCTTATTGGCATTTGTAAACCCCCATATTAACCATTATTTTCTGCCCGCTAAATCTGCATAAAGATAGGCGTAATTTACTAGGTCAATCACGTTATCTTCATCAGGTCTCCCGTAAATCTCTCTGCAGATCTTCATGTCTGCCAGCATCAGGCACGTCTGCTCGGCTGTTAACTTTACTCCAACTATCTGGCTCCAGCGCTCGGCCAGCCCCTCATAAAGCTTCTCTGCAGGTCCGCGCGACTGTGCCCTGCCCTTCAAGACTGCTGCGCTCTTTTGCTGCAAGCTTTCTATAGTGTTCATCAATAAAATCCCTACATTCTTGTTTACTTGAACAGATCAGCTCACCACTTAGCAAAATGATCCAACCTCCCAGATTAAGGTCATGCAAGAACCCGCAGGCCTTGCATGCCACTGGCCTACTCTTCTTCTTCGCCATCGTCAGGTATGTACCCGTAACCGCCGCAATCTTCGCAGGTAATAATGATCTCTTCGATGTAACCACCGTTCACATAGTCAACCACTGGGTTGTCTGCAGGGTGCTCGCCCTGCCCCATGCAGATGGTGCATTCAATTGCAGGCTCCTCCCACTTGCGCCCGTCAGTTGCAGTGAAAACAAAAACACGTCGGCCTCCAATATTCTCAAGCCGCATGCGAGCAGACCTCCCAAAGAATGCAGGCCTTACCCCACTCGCTCTTTCCGCGCGAGCCGCTGTCATCAATCTTGCCGGCTTTGCGAAGCTCTGAGATGCGGGGCTGTATGCTGCCGTATGGACGCCTCAGTGTGGACGCTATTTGCTCACTGCTTAGTGGCAATGAAGATGATTGCAGCAAGTTGTATACTTGATCGCGCAGCGTTAACTTTTGTGCTGCGCCAGACATTGCAGCAGCCTTGCTTGTATCTGTTTTTTGATAACCAATACCCTGGTCAGTATATCCCATTTTACTTCTCCTTTTTTGTTTGTATCCATCCGAGCCAATCCAAGAATGCCTCATAGGTTTCTAACGGAAGAACAACCAACGTGCGCTCCCGATCCCTGCGAACAAACAGCATGTCGCTGTCGTCCTGATCAAGCGCGTCATATAGATCTTTATACGCTCTAGCTCTGCGTTTGCATTCAGCAGTCAGCCCAAGTGATGGGCCAAGCTTTATGTCGCTCGCATAGTTTCCCTTCATCGCGCCTGACAGCGGGACGCGCTCGGCATCAACGCCGCGCTCCCTGTGCCAGTTTACAATCTCGCGCTCATAAGCAGCGCCTTTATCTCTGCTAGCCTTACCGCCCATGTACCTAATCCCTGTAAAAATCATTAGGTTTTACCTCGCCCAAACTAGCGAGCTCTATCAGCCGCATAAACTTCGGCGCCGGGATCATACGATCCTTGTGACTGGATGGTAGGCACCAACGTCTTGCAACAGTAGCATGTGACGCGCCGACCTTCTTTGCAAGCTTGGCATATGAATAACCTTGCTTTAGTCTCCACTGTTCAATCGTCATATTATGTCCTTGAATAATTTGTTCCCAGGTTATACGCTGTGACAGTATCAGTCAACACAGGGAGATTTAAGTGGGACTAAAAGTATCTACAGAATTTGCAGATCGATTTAATTATCGCTGGCATTCCAACCCAAGTACCCCAGATGCTTGGACTTTTTTTGACAAGGGCGTGCAGCGAGTGCAAAGAGACAAAGCCTTCAAGATCCTGCGAGGCGAGACCGAAGGTGACAAATCATGGGCTGAAGGCATTTTAGAAAAGGGTGCGCACTACAAAGACGTAACAGGATCGACGCAGTTTACCGATAACCCTAATATGGTTAGCGGACGTGCGGTGCAACAGTATGCCGACCGCCTGCTTGTTGATGAAGTGACGCCATCCGACGCATACGCAGATGCAGTCAATATGCTGCACGGCTTCCAGGGTGGGCAGTGGAGAGACACAGAAAAAGACGCTCGGATCATAGAGAACAGAGAGCGCATCTATTACACTGACGAAGGCAAGCGCAGCAAAGAGCCTACCCACAATGAATTTGGCTTGGTCTGTGAGAATGCTGCGGCTGGTGTACGCGAGGCGCTTCAAGGCGCAAACAGAATTACAGGTGAAATAGAATTGTTTGGCCCTCTGCCGGGTTGTGATCTGCCGTACTTTGGCAAGCCTGATTATGGTGATGGACGCTGTGAATTGAAAACACAGTGGGATCAGGCGGCTGATACAGACAGCCCTCGCGCAAACTCTTTGCCAAAGAAGATCAAAGCCCCGCACATGATGCAGATTGCCGGCTATTGGTATCTGTCAGGCATCGTGCCTCGAATAGTTTACGCAAACAGGTTGGGCTACATCGTTCATGAGCCTACCGAGGAAGAGCTAGACCGCGCGCTGGGCGACATAGCCTCTGCCTGCCGGCGGCGTGAAAAGCTTATGAAGGTTGCGGATGACATACAGGATCTGCTGCGCCTGACCGACCCGCATTTTGCAGACAGCTTTGTGTGGCGTGATGTACACCCGCAGGTGTTAATTGAAGCTAAAAAAATGTTTGGAGTATTGTAATGACAAATTTAATAGACGCAATGAAACAGGTGAACGACCTAAACAAAAGTCATGGCGTACAGCAACGGGGTGGCAAGCAGTATACAGAGGTCAGCCTGCGAGTTGAAACATTCCGCAAGACGTTTGGCTTAGACTTTGGCATCAACACAGAGATACTTGTGGATGACGGCACGCGGGTAGTGGTAAAAGCTACTGTGGTTAACCTGCAAGGCAGCGTTATTGGGAGTGGAATGGCAGAAGAAATACGCGGACAGGGCAATGTGAATAAAACATCTGCATTGGAGAACGGGGAAACTTCTGCGATAGGCCGAGCTCTCGCCAGCCTTGGCTTGCATGGCGGCAGTTACGCTTCGCTCAACGAGATAGATGCAGTGCAAAGAAAGACGCAGGCAATGGCATCGCAGCCGGCAGCGGCACCGCAGTCACAACAAGTTAAGGCAAGTACATCAGGCAATGACCGTGACCAAGCCGTGGCCTGGTGCAAAGATCTAGTGTCGAAATACAATGCGGCACAGACAATGCGGGAGCTCAATGAGATCGACCGCAACACAACCGACGCAGACTTGGGCGCTTTGAAAGAAGCTTACCCAGATCTGCACAAATTGCTCGTAGAGCGTTACAACCAAAAGGAGAACACCTTTGTCAAATAAACCAGAGCTCGGCGTTAAGAGCCTTAACATAGATGGCTTTATGCAGAACGGCGTACCAGTAGATATGCGCGCGTCTGCCTGGCTGAATGTACCAAAGGGGATGGATCAAGACCCCGCCGCAACGCAGGCGCTAAACCAAGTGCGTCAGCTAATGCTTGACCACGGCATATCTGTACGCGTCCAGATGCAACATCGTGCTGGGGAAGATCCCAAAATGTGGCCTAAGATTGCAAGCTTTCCTCTTTTTCCAAATAAGCCGCAACAGCAACAGGGTGGGTATCAAACCCCAGCGCCCTCTTATCAATCAGCACCGGCAGGAAATCAAGAGTTAGATGATGAAATACCATTCTGATATTTTAGAACTAATGAAGGCAGACGCGCGGCTATGTAATGAGGCTGCGCGTCAAGCCCAAGGCATTAGAGGTTTAGAAGGCATGCAGACAGCCGGGCCATTACAATTAACAGAAGGCGAGCCGGCAACAGGCTTTCGCTCAACGCCTTTATCTGAACAAGAGAAAAAGGATATAATCCATTACATAAAAAAGGGCTGGAGTACTAAGTCAATAGCTGTTTTTGTAGGCGTCAGCAAAGCTACTGTCAGCAGATATAGAAACAATCTAAAATAATTTGCATCTGGCTCTTGATTATGAGGGTCAGATGTCCTAACTATATGTGCATAGGGCAATGAAGCCCACTAAATCAGGAGATACAAAATGACTACAGTTACTTTTAACCCAGCGAATTGGGTCAACGACACTGCAACCGCTGTAATAAATAATAACACTGTTAAGGTTAATGGCGAAGTTTTGACAATGGAAGCCGAGACTGTGGTTCGTGACGAAGATGGCAACTCAAAGTGGGACATGCACAGCATCACTGTAAATTGGGAAGGCCAAGAGTTTGTAACGCTAATTCGTTTTGGCGGTGACGCTCGCTGGACTAGCAATTCCAGCGGCCTTGAGCGTGAACACTCAGACCCCGCTATCCTTGCAGCGGTGATGGCAAGTAATTTGATTTAATCAACAGGGGCTTCGGCCTTTTCACTTTTTCAAGGAGAACGACGATGAATATCGAAGACATGATTGCAAACGCCCGAGCCGCAGCCCGCGAAAGCAACGAGGACATCCACCCATATTGGGGGGAGTACCTTACCGTTTTGAAGCTGAACGCGGCTTACTATGGCGGGCTTAATGTCGGAAACATGGACAATTACAAGGAGGCTCGCAGCGCATGACACCAGAACAATTCAAATCAGCGCGACGTGCGCTTGGATACAGCCAGAATTCGCTTGCAGCCGAATGGGGCATGGGCAAAAACGGTGGGCGCACCATACGCCGCTGGGAGAGCGGGAGGCCGCTGAACCCAGTGGCTGCATATGCCATACAATTAATGCTAGGCAACTTGGCTGATTGGACGATTGACCAGAAGGTGAGTTAATGAAATACGGATCAGTATGCAGCGGCGTTGAGGCCGCAACAGCAGCTTGGCATCGGCTCGGCTGGGAGCCGCGCTGGTTCAGCGAAATAGAGAAGTTTCCAAGCGCTGTGTTGGCGCATCATTATCCAAACGTCCCCAACCTGGGAGACATGACAAAATTTAAGGAGTGGCCTAGTGACCCAATCGACGTTCTTGTTGGAGGAACCCCCTGCCAAAGCTTCTCGGTCGCAGGACTTAGAAAAGGATTGGATGACCCGCGTGGCAACCTCATGCTCACCTACGTTGCAATTGCTGCACGATATAAGCCCAGATGGCTGGTTTGGGAAAACGTGCCCGGCGTCTTGTCATCAAACAGAGGACGGGATTTTGGAACCTTCCTCACAGCGCTGGCGGAAATCGGGTATGGGTTCGCCTACAGAATTTGTGACGCTCAATATTGGGGAGTGGCCCAGCGACGCAGACGTGTGTTCGTTATCGGAAACCTTGGAGACTGGCGACGTGCCGCAGCGGTTCTATTTGAGCGCGAAAGCCTGTCAAGGCATCCTGCGCCGAGCCGAGAAGCGAGGGAAAGACTTGCCGACACCCTTACGGTTGGCGTTAACCAATATAGCGGCTTCATCGGAGAACCAGTAGAAGGCGCAGCCGTAAATCATTTTGTGCCGATTGGTAACGTGCAGGATGGGTCTATCACCAGCCTTTCGAGCCGCGAATATAAAGGGCTTTCGTGTGGTCGTGACGGAATGACGAGCGCAGCAGTTATCGCATTCCCCGCCGAGCTGAGCGGCACACAAAGTGCGACGACAGCCGAACTGTCGCCAGCGCTCAGCGTGGGGCACAAGACAGCGGTCACATACGGCATCCCCGGTAATTGGATTGGACGTAAGCCAGAGAACGGCGGTAACGCAACGAAGCCAATGAATGACATAGCGCCGAATTTAACGAGCGCAGACAGGCACGCTGTTTCAACCGATATGCAAGTGCGCCGCCTGACGCCGCGTGAATGTGAGCGTTTGCAAGGCTTCCCCGACAATTTCACACGCATCCCTTACCGCAACAAAGCCGCTGAAGATTGCCCAGACGGCCCACGATACAAAGCTTTGGGCAACTCAATGGCTGTGCCTGTTATGCGTTGGATTGGTGAGCGCATACAGATGGTGGAGGGGATAAAATGATGGCAGCATTGATGCAGAACTATTTGCAAGATGACAGCAGGTGATTAACTTACAAATGGCAACAGTGCATCTCAAGGCCATGAGGTCAGAGATGGCAGCAGCCAACCTTGATTACTACGTTGAACACATGGATTACATTCTAGCCCTAATAGATCTGGCTACGGCTGATGAGCCCACAGAGAACGCGGACTAGCCGCGTTCTTTCTTGCGCTTGTTTATCATTGAGATCCGCTTGCCCTTCCGGACAGCCTCAGACTTAGATGAAGCGCCCCAGTCACGCAGCGATTGCAGCAAGGGTGTAGCCTCACCGCCGCGCTTCTCTGGCCCAGCCATCTTACCCATGCGCTGCAGGAACGCAGCACGTCGAGGACTGTTGCCTGTCTTCTCTGGGGCAGCAGCCATCTTAGGTGCTCATCATTGATTTGCGCTTTGGCTTCTTTGCAGTTTTAGCTGCCTTGGCAAAAGCCTTGTCTGTCGGCGCGCCTTCAGATCCAGGCTTACGCATTTTTTCGCCAGATCCCCCAGCTATGCGCTTACGTTTCTTATCGATGTTTTCATACAGTCCCGGCATCAGCCATCTCCATTGCAGTTTCAAGTGTTTCCTTATTACGTCGTGTCCAACCTTTACCAAAATGCTTAAAGGTTTTCAAACGTTCGTAAAAAGCTTGGCGTGTGCGATACACACTTTCAATAATTTCTTTAGGGTCTGCAGCAGAGACCGACTGCAGGGTCATAGGCCCAATGGCTCCGTCCCGTTTAGCACCTACAGCCTTTTGGATTGCCTTGGCTGGGCGCCCACTTCCACTATTCACAGCCCAGTCAAATGCTGACCAGTCAACGCCGGTTGGCAAGTCATCACCGCGCACCTTATCCCAATAGTTCTTTTTATAGATCGGCGCTACATCATCAGGCGTTAGTGCCCGCATGTCAGCCTCGCTGCTTTCCCTGCCGATCCATTTATCATAGACTGCTTTAGTCACGCCCAGGTTTGTCATGCCGCCAGGATCTTTAGGATGATTTACAAAACCACCTTCATGCTTCAGCAACATCTCTAAACATTTATCAAAGTTCTGTTTCATTTAGTCACCTTTTTAACTTTCTCGTATGACCTCATACCAGCTAGGCCTAGCATCCCTGTAAGGATCGGCATCATTACAGACATGTCTGCCTGCGGCACAATGAAGCCAAAGCCTGCAGCAATCGGAGACACTAAGAAATTAACCAGTAAACCTAGAACGCACACATAACCGCACAGAGGGCGCCAGGAAGCTTGGAACCAGTTGCCGCTAGCCTCTGCCTTGTTAACCCCGACCTGCGCCAGCATCGCCTCCTGCGCCTGCCTGTCGGCAAGCGTGGCAAGCTCATGCGCCATGCGCGCAGCAGCGTCCTTGTCTTGGATAAACTTACCTGCGATTTCAGTGGCGGGTGCTATCAGCGCACTGAGTATACTCATTTCTTTTCACTCCCTAGCCAAACGGCAAACGCGCCACTCATAGCGCCGGTGACCACCGATATTAGACCTGCCTGCTGCGTTGATAAAGACGGCTGGCCTAATGCCCACTCAATGCAACGTATGTACATGATTGTCATAACCAGCATCATAAGCCTAGGCATCAAGCGATACTCTAAGATTTTTTCAAAGGTACTAGACATTGCGCATCTCAGGTTTCATTAGCCGAGGTTTCTATAATCTGGATCGCCGATACGCAAAGACGCAGTCCCGCTTGTGTAATTGCCCGTCTTAATTCCAGCCCGATAGAAGTAGGGCTCTGGATCAAAGCCGTAGGTCTCTATCTTTGCAGTGAAGTCATCCACGTCACGCCAAGTCGTCCCATCCAAAGATCTCTGCACAGTCACTGTTCCAACAAATGTATTGGATATGGACAGGTTAAAATAATCTTTAACACGTATTGCGTCAGTGAAGGTATTCTCCGCACCAACATCTTTTGTTACCTCTGGCATTGCTTTGCCCTTTCGTTGTTAAGTTGCCGCCCTAGTCTACTTTCAGTTTAAGGCAAAATATTGAAACACTGCTCTTTGTTACCAGAATAGATGCTTTTTGTTTTTCCTCAAAGCAAATCTTTTCTGTTTCGTATTGCCCGATCACATAGTAATCTATTTTAGTAGTCAGGTGAAACCAAACGAGCGCCCACATGATCACCACTTTTCCATGAATTTACCTAGCCAATAAAACCCAGCGCCTGTTGCACCAACAGCAATGAATCCACACACAAGTGCAGTTATTGCTTGAACCATTTCTTCGCGTTCTTTTTCTCTCTGCTTCTGTGCTGCACGTCGAGCTTTACGCGCTTCTGCTTGATACTGTTGCCATCGATCCCAAGTGCCGGGCGGGCCGTACAATCTACACCAAGACTCAAGCTCTTTGCGCTTGCGCTGTAAGTCCTCAAGCGCTTGGAACTCTTCCCAATCGCCTTCCGATCCACCAGTGATAGCGCTAATTGGGCTAGACTTCTTACGCTTGACTGCTTCTTTTAATTCATCTTCTGCAGTGAGGAACGCACCGACTTGACCAACAAGCCCACTGACTTCGCGACCATTCTCTAGGCACTTTTTAATTACCGAGTACGCAGCATTAGCAGCAGCTATAGTTTCAAGTATAGCCACCGTTTAACTCTAACCAACCATGCTCATCCGCAGAAGCAACACTATGATGAAGCCAGACGTACCAATCATAATAGCCTCAAGCCGCTTCACCCGGTTGAAGAGATCTCTAAATTGAATATCCATCTCAGTCTTGATAACCACGTTTTCTTTCTCCAATCCATCGATCCGCTGATGAGCAGATGATACTGTGCGCTTGTCCATTTCTTAGTCCTCTTGAGCAGCCGCATAAGCAGCCTTAACTGCATCACTAAATACTGGAGTACAGATTGCAGATACGTCAGCATCTTCTGCTGAGAGATCAGCATCAGGCATTACCACATGACGATGGAATGTACGGCTGATTTCTGTGCCATCTTCTGCAATGATAGTCGCAGTGCGAACTTGCACTGTTGACCAGTCACCATTGTTAATTACTTCGATCTTGTCGTTTACTGTTGATTTAGTCAGGGCCATGTTTACCTCCTTGGCTGGACTGTCCACCCTCAAAGGGCATTAAGTAATATTGTTTATGACGTAAGCCACTGGTCGATTTGTTGATCCTGTTCCAGCAAGAGTTGTAAATGTAATTAAATCTCCAGATGATGGAGTTAAGTTTGCCCCTGTCGCAGTAACAATAAATGTTCCATCTACAATCGTGGTGTTTCCATCGCCAAACTTTACAGAAAAAACATCGCCTGACGCTGTGCCTGTAAATTGAGTAATAGAAGTCGCTCCACTATTTGCAGTGTGCAGAGAGTTGATACCACGAACGTCTGGAGTTGTATCACCATCTGTAATTGTTTGGACTGTGTCTGTGGTTGTGCCAGCTAAACTATTTCTGTAAATAATTTTACCGTCCGTTGTTCCACTGTCAGTAATTTCAGTAAGAACATTTAGACCATAGTTGCTATCAATAATAGAATACTTGTCACCCTCATCAGATCCTAATCGTACTTTAGAGTTAGACTGAAATTGATTTGCAAAGATTGTAATGCCTACATAATTTTGACAATCAACAGCATTACCGACAGAGCTATTTTGGAAATTGTTATGCCCAATAAAAACATTACTTGATGTTACACCGCCGCCACTACTATCACCAATTTGAATATGACCATTTGTTGGAGTGCCCTCGAAAGAACAGTTAGTAATCTTAGTTAAATCAGTTCCAACATAAATATTAGATAAGCCACTTCCCTCAATAATTGAATTAGTGATAACGTGTTCTGCGCCATTGATTAACGCAATTTGATAAGCTGTGCCAGCAGGATCATCTCCATTGTTTTTAATGGTGCAACTGTCAATAACAAAAAGCTGTGCGCCTTGAGCAGAAACAAAATCATTTTCAACGATGACACCCCGACCATCTGAGTTTCTTACTTCAGATGAGTGCATAACAAAGTTTTGTGGACGACCTAGCCTTAGACCAACAGCATTAGCTTGATCTACTTTTACACGTTCCATCTTTCCATTGAGAGGATAATTAACTTTTAATAGGTCTGTCTCAGTACTAGAAGCATTACTAAAAATCTGGATGTCTCTAATCGTCCAACCCCAGAATGTACCGCCACCGATGTTGTGATAACCAACATCCATTGCTACACCACCAGATATATTAAATTC